ACTGCGTTTAACTGCTTGCGATTTTTAATGTATTCAAAATTAATTAAAGCAGTGTCAGTGCTTATCACTGTGGGCAAATTGTAGGCCAAAAATTTGTCCTCACCTATCACTGCTATAAATGCGGCGCCCGAGCCTATGGGATTGGCAATGGCCGACTGTATAGCACTGGCTGAAATTTTTCGCTGAGCCAATGACGGCAAGGTAGTTTTAGATGTCACCCAATAGTAATGTAGTGTGCCTGTGGCGAGGCCAGTATTAGGGTTAAAAAATACTTTGGTATTGTACACAGTGTCATCTATAAATTTTGGTTGACCAGATATACCCTCTGCAAGGCCTTCTACGGTATCTGCCAAGATACTCCATTCTGATGGCAGCAACGGACTTGCCACCCATTCATAGATATCTATAGAAGATCCTACTACCTGTGAGTTCCAATTGCCAATTCTATAGGCAAAATCATCTTGTTCATAATTCAAATATTTTACTGTGCTAAGATCCCACCATATCTGTCCCACAGGTTTTTCAAACCATGCCTGAGTTTCATCTATGACTTGTTCTTCTGTGGCAGTGATATAGATTGCAGGATCATACACTGTTTTAAAGCTGATTTCTTGTTCGGCTTGTCCCAGTATTTTTAGTTTATATCCATCTACAATATCTAGATCAGTAATTTTTATGTTGTTGACATTGTCAAATAATTCAATGTTTTGCAGTAGATCAATATCTATAAGTTTGCTTTGTTGACCAATAGTTTTAAAACTTTCTGTATCGGCGGATGTTTTGAATAGTCTTACTCGTCCAGCTGGGGCACCGTCAACTTGATAAGTGGGTGATCCCACCACAATGGTTGAACTGGTGGTGTCAATGGAGTATCCAAATGATTCACCTGACTGAAACTCTGCTTCTAGTTTTTCTACCAAGAAATAACCTGTGTCTTTTCTTTGATAGACATAGACCTGTCCAGGAAAACCTCTTGGATCGGAAAATGTAGTTCTGCGTTTGTCAAAGGTTGTGAAATCAAATTGTGTGGTAATAGAGTATCCTGCATTCTTGGCAGCTACTACGATTTTTTCTGTAGATGGACTTATAGATATGCTAGAACCAAAATATTCATTGGTGAAATATTCAAAACTCTGTAATTTTTGTTTCAATCTAAATTGACGCACTGAAGAATCGCTGTCGAATTTAAACACATAGGCAGCACCTTGATTTTGCTTGGTAATGTCTGCCAAAGGACTACTGGCCACAATGGTAGTGGCAGCGGCGTCTATGTCTACGGCAAATCCAAATTGATCTCCGGAGGCTATGATTCCACCGTTGCCGGTGTCGTTGATGTCTGACAGTGAGTCTGCGGTGATAGTCTGTAACAGGGAATATCTGTTAGCAGCATCTCTTTCATATATAAAAATCTTGCCGGTGGATGGTGATGCACTGTCGCCTACATTTGACCAAGGCAATCCCGCATCTGGATACTGTGCTAGACTGGTTATAGATGACGTAGTTGCATCTATTAACCTGTGATATCCACCCTGCCATTTGACCACATCACCTTCTGTATATTCCTGGTATAGATTCCAATTGCCTCTGTAGTTGGAAAAATACTGTCCGTCTGAATTAGGTGCGCCTACAACTAGAACCGCACCGTCTCGACTCATGGTCAAACTTATACCAAATTGATCTCCGTCCTTGACCAGTTCTGCCAACTGACTTGAGCTCAATAGCCCTGCTGCAAGCGTTGATCCGTCATCATCCATGGCCACATTTGTTGGCAATGAGCACTGTGTGGACACAGGATCTAATTTTCTCCAATTAGTTAACACAGTGGGCAATATTATGCCGCCTTGATTGTCAACCACAGATTCATACAAATCTCCCTGATACCATATTATCGATCCGGCTGGATAGAATACTAGAGACGACGATTGATATAATCCTAGATACTTGGTGTTCTCTAAATGTTGCCATTCTGTGCCGTTGTAGAAATATAGATACACTCGACCTCGACCTGTATTGGCGCCAAAAGCTGGATCGCACAACGATCCTACTGCTGACACTGCCATGTAATAGGTGTTGCCGGACACGCCGATCGAGATTGCACTGCCAAATTGTTCAAATGTTGCTTGACGGGGACTCACAAAACTATGAGCAATTTCCCACTGTCCTTGAGAATATCTATACAAAGAGATCATGCCCTGATCTGTAAATCCATTTCCTCTTGCTGCGGGATTGGCATTAACTATGGTGGCTGGTTTCCAATCTTCACTGTTGAAATTTATAGAACTGCCATCGCCTACGCTGATGTTATTCACCGCTTCCCAAAGTTTGCCCTGATACAACACAGTTTCGCCTACAAGATAACTGGCAAACTGATTCAACTCGCCCAGGTATCCACTTTTTACGCCGCTGGCATGTGGTGAGCCAACTGCTAGCCATCTATGATCAGGGCTCACTGCCAATACTTTACCGAATGATCCTAGTACCGCGGTGTCGAACCCGTCGGGTGGGGGCACTATCTGTTTCAATATCAACTGTGATCCGGCAGTCTGTGTTGTATAGATCATCACATAACCCGAGTCTGGAATACTGGTGGCAATTTGTTTGAGACTGTCCAAATACAACACAGCAGTTCCTGTGCCGAGCGGAGCAGTAATTCCGTAGTCAGAAAATTCAAAGGCCGAATATTGTTTGGTTTTTTCTATGACTTCCCATTTGTTGTCGCCATTGTTGTCCACCCATAGTTTTGATCCAAGGCCAAGCAGTGCAGTTTTTTGGTCATCTAATTGTGCATATGTTGCAAATCTCACTGTGGTAAAAATTCCTACCACTGCCGAAGTGCTGTCTTCTAATTCTGGAACATCTGTGGACGATGGTGCCACAATAATAGTGTTGCGTGTTACAGCAGTAATCTTAAAGAATCCATTGAGATTCAACACATAGGTGATGCCTACAATTTCGTCAACTGAAAAATTATGCAGTCTTTCAAATGTTAGTTCTATTTCAGTCTCAGATAATTTTTCAACTCTGCTGATTTTCAAAGCTAATTCTTCATTATAACGTAGAACAGTCCATGACGAGTTGTCAAATGTGATCCAAAAATGAGTGTTGTCAAACACTGTTCTAATATCGAGATTAAGAATGTCATCCTTGTTTTTAAGAATAAAATCCACATGTTTTTTGTTTACATAACCTGCAGACCTAGAAACTCCATCATAGTCGATTAATGGGTTGAGATTTGTAGTGAAGGGGGCATCAGCTATGGAAAAGTTAGAGGATTTTATTCTTAGATATTGATCTAAAACTGCACCCGAATCTTCGCTATAGGTTATTAATATAGGTTGTGGATTAATAGCAAAGGCATCTTTTTTGACTTCAAATTCGAATTCTTTGGTTTGGTCTGTTCCGCCATATTGGGCTATTTTAAATGCCCACTCTTCTTTCAAAACCACACTGTCATCATCTGTTCGACTAATTTTATCAAACACCTTGACAATGGCGTTAGCTGTGCCTTTTTCTCTAATGAATCCTTGATAAATTCTAAACTGTGTGATTTCGTCTTCGGCTAAATTTTCAAGATATTCTCTAGGTTGATATCCTATGGCATGTCTTGCAAGATTTCGCTGGCTAGAACCGACACCGTCAGTGTTAACTTCGTAATAGTCTTCAAATTGATTTATTCTATAATCAAAATTCGGAACCAAGGATTTAATTGGGGTGGAGTCAAGTTTGGTCCAGCCGGCATCTATAAATTCTGCTGTGCCTAGTTGACTATACTTGCTGGTCCAATTGTATGATTTGTAAGCAACAATATCACCGAGTTTGTAGTCTATAAAAGGTTGCCAGGCCTGTATGTTCACATTATCAAACAGGAATCCTGGGCTGGTATAATCACCGTCCCAATCAACTGTACGAAAGCCACGACTTTTTATACGTTCCTGACGATAGCCGGTGGGTTTGTCATATATTACATCATTAAAAACTGTTCTATCATCGAATACCGCTACATGTTCTTTGAGTACAAAATGCAATTTTAAAAAATATACGCCTTCGTTGGTATCCGTGGTTGATATGGTGATGGTTTGAAAATCTCTGTTGACATTGATATTTCGCGGTGACAACGTGGCTCCGTCATTCTTTAAAACCTGATAATCATAAAAACCATCTAGTATATTGTCTGCTACTCCTACGGCAAAATTAATTTTCAACAATGATGCTGACGGACTTAGTGTTAGCAAAGATCCCTCAGCCCAATTATGCTGACTCCAAAACATAAATTCTTTAGCAGATGTAAACCAATCTCTAGCTGCTTGATATTGTGGATCATAAAAATCAAAGACAAATCCCACACTTTTGAGATATTCTTGATAGCCTAGAAGAAAATCTATCACCTGTTGAATCTCGGACACTACCGCGCCATAGAATAATTTTCTTATTTTTAGTTTGTTAAAATTTCTTCTTCTAAACGCAGTAATTCCGCCGGTGATTGGAGCACCTGCTAATTTTCGCCATGTTGCGGTGCCATTAGGAGTTTCTTCAAATTCGATGCCGCTGGTATGACTACGTATGCTGCGATAGAATTGATTTTGATATCTTATGACTACCCCATTGCCATAGAATTTTTCGCTTTCCCAATCAAAGAAATTCTCGCTGAGTCCACCTACCTGGATAACAGGATCACGCTGTGATTGTACAGCGGCATAGTAATTGAAAAAGGCATTGGAATTATCATAACCACTGATCTTGTATCCTTGGTTCGTTTTTTCTACAATTACTCCACTGTACACAAGATTTGCAATCGGTGCGCTAACATTGAAGATTATGTCATAATTTTCGGGCGGGATAAAAATACTGCTAGAAGTTGATTTTGGATTCTTGCTGTCTAGTACATATTTTTGTTGTGCCTGGTCTACAAAACCTGCCAATCGATTGGATAATTTAACATTGATATTTGATAATTTGTCTTCTAGATTGGCAGGATCAGTGGCTGTGCTTTTTAAATAATTTACAACATAAATTACCAATCCGGACACCGGTTGATCTAAGGTGGATTCATAGACTAAATCATCTATGGTCAAAAACATCTGCGTATTTGTATTGACCGTTTGCCCAAGAATATTTGTGGTTACTGCGCTCCTATTAAAACCGTCTGCAATGAATTCCATGGGTTTCAATAATGCCAATACTGACATGATAGCAAATGGCCATTCACTGCTGGATCTCCATGCATACTCCACCGGAGCTAGATCTCCAAGTTGAAAAGCTCCTTGATTATTAACCAATGAAAAATTGCCAGCAAGACCGGAATCTAAGGGGCTCAGCAATTGGCCATCTCCGTCTACCGGAATGTGCTGCATAATTGAAGGGCGCTTGTACCTGTCGTGTGTGCCGGCTCTTTCACCTTGACGAATAATACCGTCACGTAAATCTTCCCACAATATTAAATTGTTACTAGTATAAGGTGCTGGTCCGTATTCACTTTCCCACCATGTTGGCTTTTCTGAAAATCCTAGCATTTCCCAAGGCGACTGATGCGGTCTTGTTGTGTCATAGAACCATTGATAGACTCCCCTCCAATAGCCTGGTAGATTCACTGCACCCGTAGGATCAGTCATGTTGCTGTAGGTATAGGTGAAAGAATTTTGAGAATTGTAATAACTGTTTTTTACGTAGTCGATGCTGGTGCCCTGAATCCATTTCAAGAACTCAGCGTTTACAATACCGTCAACTTGAGATTTGTTATACTGAGAGTTTCCGTAATAGCCGCCAAGTATAAGATCAATGTCAAATACATTTTCTTTATATTCTTGTTTGATATTATTGTAGATTCTGTATTCAAGTTCAAGTAAAACATCATCTCTAAAATCACCATAGGCCACAGTGATGCTACCATCGTGCCCTTGTATGACTTCTTGCGACTCAGCATAAGTGTCGTCTAAGAATTTTTTAGGTAGATATTTTTTATACAATCCCAACTTGGTAGGAGTTGGTGGAATAAAATTTACAGCCGTGGACACGTACTCTCTAATTTGAATTTTATCGTTTTCGGAAAGCTCTATTTTTAAATTTACAAAACCAAAAGTTGAATTAAACTCATAGTCTTTGTTGTGTAAGAGCTGTTGATTGTTGTAGTACACGTAGACTGCTCGCGAACTGAGTGTGACAAGATCAAATTTTTCAGACAGTGCAAATGTTTTGATCCCTGTATCTTCTACTGTGTAATCTATTGTAGAATATGCCCCACTACCGATCATGTCTGATCCAGCAAAAGGTCTAGTAGCGTTTTGTGATCTGCTGATTTCTTCTAGTATAGAATCCACAAAATCTTTTGGAGTTTGATCATAGTACAGTTCATTGGCCAGCGTGATAAAACTATTTTTAAAATCTGTATAGGCTTTTTTGGCGTACTGTATAGACTTGATGATATTGATTTCTTTATCGCACAACAGTGCTATCGACAGTGGGGCAGGGCTAGAATGTTTTAGAAATCGTCTGGTGATATTTTGAAATCCACTAATATCACGTAGATTATTACTGCCGGGATATTGTCCGACAAAATTGTCTAGCAGTTCTAGTCCGCTAGAAATATGGTCAGATGCTTGTCCCAGAGTGAACGTTTTTATTCTTTCATTTAGAGGATTTTTTTCCAGACCCATTGGTATTTCATAATATCCTAGATCAGGCACAGTGTCTGCAAATATTTTAATCGTGATAACATCACCAACAGCAAAATTGTTTGTAAAACTAAATGTGGCGGCGTTTCTTGTATAGGTGTCACGTAGTTGTACACCGTTGAGGTAAAATAAAATCTTTGCTATCTTGTCATCTGTAAGTGTGGTCCAATCGACCACTGCCGTGACAATTTCATTAGTAATAGAATTTACAGTAATTGTGTCTATTATGGGTTGCACAAAATCAGGATCTAATTTTAACCAACCATTGTCATATTGTTCATCTGCGTTGAATTTGTAGAATCCTGTGGCTAAATTTGTATAATAAAGTGTCTTATCAATGGTGTAATTAAAAACATCACTGTCTAGATTCCAGGCAAACTGTATATCTCCAACATTATCTATATTAAGATAACTGATAGCAAAGCCTAGTTCTTTGTCCGCACTGCCTATGCCTTGTTTGTAACTAATGATCGGACTGCCAACAAACGAGCTCACTGGGTATGAGTCAGCATTGCCAAAACTCACAGCATTGGCATCAAACATATCAAATAATGGGGCTTGATTGTTGCCTGTTTTTGTCTGGCTCTTGGTCCAGTCAATGCCGTTGAAGTGATACATAAATCCACGATTTGCAAGACCCCGTCTGATTAGCACACATTCTCCCGCTATGGGATCTAGTTCTGAACTTCTTATCAAACTGATTTGTCTTGAATTGATATGTCTAATAAATTTTACTGTGTATATTTGATTGTTTGCCAACGTGTCAGTGTCGTTGGTTATCAAAATTCTAGCGCCATCAAAAAGACTTTCACCATCAATGATGTATCCGCTGCTGCCTTCTATAACTGAAAACACATCTGTGGTAAAATCGTCCACATAATCCACTGCAGGCATTGCCAGTGATCCGTGATTATATAATTTTAAATTTGATTTAAATTCTATAATTGGACGCTTTGCTCTAGCAGTTTCATCTGCTTCGAAGCTGGATTGATTTAGACTATGAGCATAATCCAACACTGCTCTGTGATACCATCTGTTGTATCTTGACCATGGATTAGAATCTACACTAGCTCTGTTAACTGTGATGTAATCTTTGTCGCCTGGAAATGCAGCGGCGTCGTCAAAGGGCTGGGTATCAAATCCACCATTGTCGAATAAGATTTCTGGCGAAGAATTTGCAAATGTGGCAGACACAACTAGGTCAGCAACATTGGTCAAGGAAATCTTTTCTCCTACGCCTTCTACTATCCATTTGTTGTTCATAGATTGATTGCTGTATTTCACTGGTGATACTGTTCCGGTGAAATAAACTATCATACCATTACTGAAAGTTATACCATTGCTGCTGGTATATGTGGTCTTGCCAAGAATTTCTTTTTCAATATCAATTTTAGTGTTGCTTTCAATATTGGCAATAATGAATCGACCAAATCGATTGGGATCTGTGAAACTTTGATAAAACAGCACGTCAGGAGCATCTAGAGGCACTGTGAAAGTAATGGTGCCATTTTCAGTTCCGTTATTGGTCAGTCCTTTGTTATAGTCAAACGAGGTAGTCTCGTTGGCTGCATCAACAAACTCCCAATCGTCACTGTTTTCATCTATAGTGCTGCCGTCTACAGTATTAATATTTTTTTTGGCCTTCCATATTTTACCATCAAACACGGTGAGCTGCCCTTGAACATAGGGAAACACAGGATTGTACTGCAACGTACCTGTGTCAACGTTGGTTCTAATAATAAATGGATTGCCCGGTGTTGCAACTTGGAATTTGTAGGTCTGTCCTCTGTACAGAGTGATTGCAGGATTATTGGTTAGGCCATCTGGAGTGAATATAAAAACACTGCCTACGCCGGGTCTCACACGATAGGTGCTGGTAATGTTCTGTGCTTGGCCAAGAATTTTAATTGGGGGCGGTCCTGCAGGCACCCAATAGTATTCACGATAATTGACCAACTTGTCCCATTCTATAGGGGGATTCCAAGTATAGTGATCCTGTGATACTATTAGATCGTCTCTTTCTTCGTTGTTGTTGAAAAATTTTATTTGATTTTTAAAATCTAAATAGTCCCAAAAGTCAGTGACTTTTTGATCTTTTTCAACTACGACTGCTGGTTCCAACTGATATCTGCTTCTTAGTGTTTCGTCACTATCAAGATATATGTCCTTGGTGTTGAATGTTTTGCCGTATCTTCTGCCTATATATCCAACTTTCTTTTCAAGTACACCTGGTTGAGTCAGCGGATCTAGAGTTGCTGCTAGGAATTTTTGATTAGCTTCAGTTTGAAAAATCTGTGGGAGCAGTTCAGAAGTTTTTCTAATAGGTAGTCCGCTGTTGGGAAATATTTTATCTGCCATTTTTTATGCTCTTATTTTAATAACTATATCCGCTGCCACCTGATGAGCTGCCACCCGATGAGCTGCTACTACCGGATGAGCCGCTACTACCGGATGAGCTGCTACTACCGGATGAGCTGCTACTACCGGATGAAGTACTGGTTGACACGCTAGTAGTAAAAGTTGTAGAATTATTAATGACACTATCTACAGAAATTCTAAGTTCGGAAGCAGAAATTGCTGTTACAATTTCTATGTCATCTACTGTGGCACCACTGACAAAAATTTCATCAACTCTGCTTTGTATTTCAAACAGACTGCCAAATGCCTGTGTAATCTGTCTTGGCAGAATTACCATGTTGCTGATGTCGGGAGCTGCGGTGTTAATCACGTATGTGATCAATTCGCTAATATAAAATCTATCACCAAAGTCCCAATTATTGATGTCAAAGAATTCATTGATGGCATTTACAATTTTAACTTTTAGATCGTTGTCATTGATCAATTTGTTAACATTTTTTACTATTTTGAATTTTGCTTGGAATTGCACGTTAGCAGTCGGTCCAAACAACACCTTGTAGGCCACAGGGTGATATATTATTTCATCTGATATAGATTTAATTAAATCTAAATTTGACCCGAATGCAATTCGTAGACTGTCGCTGTTTGGTTCATCTGGTTTTATGGCAGCACCGGCTAGATAATTTCTAAATGCAGTATTATAGCTTCGTGTCAAAAGATACACATCAACAATGTTACTAGAGCTAGGATCGATTCTACGATCAACATTGGCATTGTGAATGTATTGAAATTTAAGGCCTGCTCTGCCGTAATTTGCAGTATACGAGCTTTCTAATACTAAAGTATTAGTGGTTCGATCAACTCGCTTAATTACATTTTCAGTGCTGTCGTAGAAGTAGATCAATTGACCGTTGTCATAATTATTGACATTAACTAGACTTTCTTTCTGTACAACAACAATGGCATTATCAGTATTATCTACATACTGTTTAATTTTATTGCCTGCCACGTCAACAGATTCTCGAAAGAATAGAAATTTCAAATTCAAGTCTAGGCCTGCTATCTGTTCAAATGCTTCGGGATTATCGATGACTCCGTCACTGTCTGAATCATAAAATTCAATTTTTATTTCTTCTGTGCTTTGATATCCATCGTCAAAGGTAATGGCATCGCTGATGGCAAAACTAATATCTTGCTTCAACGGATTCAAAAGATTACTGTCCGGATTAATCCCTAAAATCTTGATTTGATCTTTGACCACATCACCGGTTTTACCGTTATAGGTTTTTTGTGAGCTATCATAGTAAAATCTATTTTCTTCTATGCTGCCGAACACATATTCTAAACCACGTATTCTAACAAAATATTCATCTGCCTGTTTGACAAATGCGATAATCCACGACGAATCTAAATTTTGACTGGTGGTGTCGCCACTTTTACCAAGGCTAAAATCATTTAACAGATCAAGATTGTCAGTGGCTACTAATTTCCAAGCTGCATCAATTACTGAAAAACGCAGGCCAAAATTAAGATTAGTCAGCATGAGATTGATCATTTCGTTTTCTATTCCGTTAGGAAGATTATTAACAAACTTAGCTACTATTCTAGTAGCAATGGCTTCTGATGGGATGATGTCACTGAACTGCACTGCTCCTAGTCCAGACGCTAGAATTCCCACTCCGGCATTGGTACCATCACCTGTAATTTTTACAACTTTGGTCCATAGTCGATCTTTTTGTTCAGGATCGTTAGCATCGGTAGTAACTAATTTGCCACGTCTAAAAGACTGGCCGGTTGGTGCTGTGAATTTAACCAGTGTGCCTGGAGTGATATATTGCAATGTGCTGGTAGTATATGACCCAACTTTTAAAATTGTACTATCAATGAAATTGTAAAAATATCCAGTAGAATTATTCACATCTGTGGTTATCTGTTTCCAGCGATAGTTGGTATCACTAAACAAGATCTTGTCAAATTTAGTAAGGTAAAAATTATAAGTATCTGCAGAAGTAAAGATGGGTTCGATACTGTTGCGTATAAAATTTATGATATCAATTCTATTTGTGAATTTAAATGCCAAGGATTTTTCTACATCTTTTTTATAAATTAGACCGTCGGCAGCAAATACATTTATGCTGGAATATTTTCCACTGGCATCGATCAGATCATAATTTCTACTGATTCCACTTGATATTCTATTAATTGCTTTTACTTTGAGAATGTTCTGTGAAGTAGATAATGGAGCAAGATTGTAGTCTTCTCCGGTAATCATTCTATTCTGGGTATAGTATTGAGCAGGAGCATTTGTTCTGATTGAAGCCACAGACTCACTTGGAGAAGATGAACTTACAGTAGACTTGAGACCCATGGTCAATGTAAGAGTGTGTCTGACACCGTTCTTGCTGGTGTAGGGAATAGATATTGTGATTCCCCTCATTTCATTTGGTGATATTTGATAGCTTAAACCATTGCTGGTTCTATAATAGACTCGGAACGATCCTTGGGGTAAATTACCATATACGCCGTCTGCAAATGCTAGATCAATTCTATCATTTTCTTTTGTGAGCACTGAATAGATATTTCTAATATTACTATTAATACTGTTATATGAAATGTTGTTGCCTATTAAACTCGATACCTTGGTCCATTCATTTAACTGTACTCCTGACGAATTAAGTGCAAATAACCAAACATCATCATTGTTAACATTATTTGTATCTACAGCAATTAATTCATTCGTAGCAGGGATATCAATAGAAAAATCTGCAAGTTCAAGACTGCCTTGTTTGAACATGAGGTAAAATCCAGTGTTAGCACTAGTCCCTCCTTTGCCGTCATTTCTATATATAAAACCTAATTGATTGCCAGGAAATGGGGTTTCTTCATAAATTTCTTCTTTGCCCTTAAAACTAGTACTGACTAATTCAAATGCCATTTGGCGACCAGAAACCACTTTGCTGTAGGCAAAGATTGGCACATCATTTGACGAGGTCCTAAATCGATATTGCTCCGTAGCAATGCCATCAATTGTTGCGGAACCTTGGCTGCGACCAAATGCAGTGTTGTCTGTCATCGCAGCGTTCAACACAGTGACAAATTGTTCTACCCAGTTTTGATTAGTTGGATCATTCCACACAATGGTTTGTTGCGCCAGGTTCTTACCGTTGTTATCTAAAACACTTTCTGTGGTGCTTACGGTGTCAAATTTTAACAAACCCTTGGCTGATATGTTTCGCTTGGCATTATAACTCAACATTTTAGCAAGACGAAGAACACTTTCTTTTCGTTCCGCTAGTTCAATAAAGTTTTCACGGCTGGCTAGATCTATTCTAAAAGCAAGACTCTGTCCAAGAAATGCAATTGCATCAATTAACGCAAGATATTCACTGCTTTCAATATAATCGTTGAAATCTTCTGGATAGTTTTCTCTAAAATAGGCAATGATGACTCTACGAAGATTTTCAAAGTCATAGCTTTTAAAATCAGCACTCTGAAAAGTCTGATAGATCCTAGTCCAATCTTCGTTGAGTATTAAATTATTTTGTCTAGACGTTGTGGTCATTTTACTATCCTATCATGTATTTAACTATAAAAATAAACTGCTTAGTAAATGATTTTGTTTTCTCTATCAAAATCAAAAGTCATTCGTTCATTAATATTAAACGGCAGATAGGTTATATCAGCTTCTATTCTTATTCCCATATCTGTGGAATCGATACTTACTCCGTTGATTTCTATCCTAGGGTCATAGTTGATGATTTGTTCAACATCGTCTGTAATTAATTTTTTAACTTCTTCAGTAAATTGTTCAAATAACAAATCCCATAACGCTGTACCAAAGTCAGGATTTTCTAATTTTTCGCCTTTGCGAATATAAAAATGATTAATGATATCTTGTTTGACAAGATCAATGTCATACAATTTGAAATTAGATTTGTTTTCTTGAGAACTGAACCCTTTGTAGGTAAATGCTGTGTTGCCGCTGGTACCAGTGCTGGCAGTCAATGCAGCCACTGATTTCTTGTTATATATTTTTGCCATTTTATGTATTCCTGTCAGTATTGTTTGGTGTCAACAGTGTTGGCGCTTGATTTTCGTGCAGCAGCCAAGGTTCGTGCATTGGAATTCGTTTCATGATACTTGAGGTAGTTCCAGATTGATAACGTTTGGCATTTCCCCAACCGCTGGCTGTACTGGTTACTGGATTGTCTCTAAGAGCTAAAGGGTTTACCGGGGTTGCACTATCGGCCGCAGTGGCAGCCGGACCATTCATATAGATTTGGCCGCCTGCACTTTCTATGTGGTCGGCACCGCTAGCAATATTGGTATTGCCGGCTGCTGTAAAGTTGTTATTTGCGCCACTGTTCACATGCAGGGTGGCACTAGTTGAAATTTTAGTTGAACTACCAACTAGTATTTCTAAGTTAGCACCTACAGTGATTTTAGCACTGCTTTCAACTAAAAAATCCAAACCGCTAGCAATATCAGCGTGCCAACCTCCGCCGATCGTTCTCATATTTAAATTTCTACCTGCTTCTAAATTTATGTCTCTATCAGCTCTAATATTAAGATCGTTTTCTGAATGTATGGATATGCTATCTTGTGCATATACATCAATTTTTCCATTGCTGGTCAGTTCAACCCAGGCGGTTCCACGTGAATTGCCTATGTAGATTAAGTCTTCACTGTTGTGTAATAATATCTGATGGCCAGTTCGTGTACGCAATCTTACATATTCATTGTAGGGAATATTTGTATCACCTTTTTCGTTGTTCAATGTGTCTGCATAGTCTAAAGGTCCTTGGCCGGCTGGTTTTTTTCTTATGAATTGATCATCACCGTCGTCAAAAACCAATTGAGTGCCGCCTAATCTACTAACAGGTACCGTTGATGGACTTTGTGCCTGCCGTTTACCGATAAATTGTTTTTTTGCATCTATTCCTCTGTCAGCCGGACCAGGAGTTGATATTCCAAATACTGTGTTAGGAATGCTCCTTCTTGAAGTACTTGTGGTGGTTCCACGTACATCATCTTCTAACAATCCCTGTTCTAAAAATACATCAGCAATAGGATGCACCGGTTTTTTTATTTTATCAGTTTCTAAAGATTTATCTAGAGAATTGGTTTTTCTATTAATTTCTGCCACAGGAAGAGGCCGCGTGGTATCGTATTTTTTCTTTTGTTCTGGCGTCAGTTCAACCGCTGTGGATCCCCCAATTGCAGGAATCATGTGATTCATAAATCTGCTGGGCACACAAGCAAACCAAAATCCTTCTGCAGTATTGCCATCAACAAAAGCACACAGTACAGTGGTGCCAATTTCAGGCGTTGGAAACCACATGCCATAACTTTTTTGTGTGTCATTGTAATCAGTTTTATTTAGGCCTAAATTTTCATACGCAGTGACTCCATAAAAAGGGCTGGCATATCTCACTGTATATGTCTGACCTAGGTCGCCAATAGTATTTCCATTATCTCTTGATATCGACACTTCTAGTCCGCTCATAAATCCGGGATCCAGGTATCCCACAACCTTGGCCATCATTATACCGGAGCCAATTTTTCCAGAGCTTTCACTAACTGGGGTTCGTTTTTCAATAGACATTAGAAATTCAATCCTTGATCTTCATCATATTTTATACTGTCATCTTCAGTATCGGCCACTGTAGTTTTAGGAGGTTCTGGTTTGGTGGTATCATACAACATCTGTGTCTGTTTGCTGATTGCTTCAGATCCGTCAATGAAATCTTGTGGTTGTCCTAGCAGTCTACCCATATTTAAAGTCTGTTGAAATGTGCCGCCGGAAAATTTACTGGTCACGTAATTGACTTTGTAAATTCCGCTAAAGGGACTGACCCATTCTCCTTTAGGAAAATTGTAAAGTCCACCTTTACCACTGGTTCCAAGATTGGGTTCTACAGGACTTCTCCAAGATAGATACACATATACTTCACTGCTTTCCCAACTCATGGTAGCATCTGCAGTGACCTGTCTGTTTGGACCGGGTTTCGCAAAATAATTGCTATGAACACCGCTGTCAGATATGAAAAAAGGATCTCCTAGAATATCAATATCGACCATGGCAAGATCCTTACTACCGTTCAAAAAAGCATTATTAAATGCATCTGCCACCATTTGTTCTGCAGTTTTATCGCCAGATGCCGAACTGGTTTTTATGCCATAATCCGGTTTCACTGTTGCGCCACCGGTGACTGCTGATACTCCGCTCACAGCCTCGCCTGTTTGCACCACAGCTTGATTTTTTTGTTCATCTGCTCCTGTCTGTATGTCTTTGTTGGCTATGGCAGCATTTTTGTTCGGCGGTTTAGGCATTTGACCTTGATACCATAATGCATTAAGTGTGATGTCGAATTTTAACAAATCGTTATTTGTACCGGTGTAGATATAATCATAACGTTTGGCTATAATTTTGTTTAGCTGGCCGTGGCCAGCTGGGGCAGCTGAAGGGTTTTTAATTGTGCCTGAATTTACTTTATAAGGCACAACTCTATAGATGTATTTCTTTGCACGAAGATTTCTTTTGGGGTCATATCCCAGTAGTTGTATCTGACAATCTAGTCTATACCATTCAATTTCACCTAGTTCATCAATTGCTCCTGGTTTAATAGCATCTTCGGCATACTTAGAACTTAGAATGATTCGATTAATTACTTCACTAATTTTTTCTAGACGAGGGAATGTGAACAATCTTAAATTAGTATCGATTGACATTTTTTCTTTCTGTACTTTCTGTCCTTTTTCATCAATAACATCACTATCGTATTTGAAAACATAATTTCCGCCAGATGTAGCATCAAAACCCATGGTGTTGGTATCACTACCGATTCGACCCGATCCAAAATCTAGTTGAACTTCATCTTTGGTATCACTGATCTTTGTTTCTGCGGGCTTGTTGGGATCGGCTGTGGCTTTTAATACTTCCGTGGCATTTGTAGATTTAATTACACCTATATCATCTGAAAAATCTTTTGGAAACACAATTTGGTATACATCTGCTAGATCCTGCTGGTCAGATTTAACCAAATCTTGTTGTATTCTATTTAGAGTATTAGTTAGGCTTCTTGAGCCAGATGCCAATATACTTTTAACAGTTTCACCTGTTATAGAAATGTCGCTGGGCAATATGTTGACAGTGTCACTGAAACCACTGTAGTGCAGGGGCGAAGCAGACACTGAATACTTGCTGCCACCTTCGTCTACTTTAAATTCAATTTGATTTATTCTTATGGTAAAAAATCTAGTTAATTTAGCTGTTGACGCCAACATGGCTCCGTTGTCCTTCATGCCTTTGAATTCTAACACTAGGAGATAAGGAGTGTCTGCTAGATAACTAGGATATCCTGCATTTACTGCTGCAACTTTCATGCTTTGTAAAAACATCCCCATTGAATACGGTTCGTACACATCAAATGTAAAGTTAACATTATTGGTATTTCCATCTTTGGCACCTGGGGCAATATTGTGTCTCATAGAGAAATTGTCAATGAAATATTCTGGAGCACCGTTGACTGTATTGGTTCTCTGCGCATCATAGCGGCCTGCTGATGATAAGATTACATTTGATAATCTTGTGGGATTGTTTCTATATGAATCCGGATTGTTAAATTCATTAGAAGTAAGACAAGACAACGTCCAGAGAGGAGCATATGAAGCAAACTGTTCCAGTATATTTTGATAAGGTGGTCCTCCTGCTACAGATTTCAAAAATGACACAGCAAGCGGTGGAATTTTTGTAGGATCGGGTTCCCATGATTTAACTTTATCTATGGCAATGGTAGCACCTTGAGAAAATGCATTTGTGACTTGTCTGGCTGTTCCGGTCACGGTGCTTATGGCATCTGTTATCTGCGAAATAGGATTACCATCTGGTTTGATAAAAGATTGTATTTTATTACCAATGTCTCTAAAACTAGGTAGGCTTGTTTGAGTATAGGCTGATCCTAGTCTAGCGTATTTTTCTGTTGGAGTTTCACCTGAACCAAAAATTGACATTTTAAATTCCGATATATTTTTCTATGTTTGATTTTTTTGGACAGAATATAACAGTTCCTGGAACAAAATCAAAAATTGGATCTTTTATAGTTTCCATATTTCTTTGCGTGAACACCCACCATAGTTTGGCATTACCATAAAGATCAAACGCCAATAAATCAGGACGATGTCTGTATTGTGTTTCTATAATATAACGATAATCATCTGCCTCTGAGGGCACAGGTCGAATAGTTAATAATTCTAAATAAAAATTATTTTCTTTTGTGGTATAATAGGGTGATGCTCGATTATATGAAGCCATTAGATGTATCCCTGACCGCCAACAATTTGACCGTTGGCATAACTTTTGAGATTAAATTGTCTCAATCTTGTTCTATTATAAATTGGTGCCACTGTTACCGATATGGTGCTCATTATCGGCACCCACGTTGGTGCTCCACCTTTGGGAGTATACTTGATATAACTTGTATCATCTTTAAAATCAACTGAAAAACTTTTTACAATTACAGGAACATTATTAAAAACTCTTGCACCGTATCCTGTGAGGTTACAGATAATAGGTGGATTGCCTACATTTTCGCCCGAACCAAAAAACATCTTGGTGGCTGTTTTTAAAAACGTAGTTCCCTCAATCCAATATTGTGCATCAAGTTCGTTTTCCACTGAGAACTCTCCAGAAATTTGTATGTCATCAACTTGACTATTCTTGTAGGCATAGAATGGTTGTATATTATGGATGGGCTCTATCTGAGTATAGTTGGCCTTGGAAGATACTGTGATGTTTGGAAGATAAGGAAAAACAAAACCGTTGGTGTCCACAAGTCTGTTAAATGCTGTACCAAACAATCCAAAATTGCAATTTATTCTCACACGCCAATCATTCACTGCACCCGGTTTCAACTCAACGAATGCTCCTTGTTGGGTAAATAATTCAGCACCGCTAGGAAGATTTTTACCTCTAGCAAGGCTCAATAAATTATTAACCATTCCTGCTGCACCCGATATTTTACCAGCAAGTGCAGCAATGCCGCCTCCTAATCCGCCACTGGCCAATCCTAATTTGTCTAAACTTGCCCCTATCGCAGCACCAACATTACTGATACCTCCAGCAATGCCACCTACTTGGCCGGCAACGCCGCCAAGTGCTCCGGCGACTCCTGAAATTGCGCTGGTTGCATTGGAGGCCAATCCTTGTAGAGCACCTCCAATACCTGTGGCATTTGATGCAAGACTCTGTACTGTGCTGTTAACACCGCCAAGTGCTCCAGTGACTCCGGCCAGTGCTCCTTTGGCATCATTAGCAAGATTGCCTGCTGCGGCTGTGAACCCGTTTAGCCCTGTGCCTATTTCTCCGCTCAAACGGCCAACTGTGGCGTCTAAATTTGATTTCAATGAAGCAAAATTTTCGGGAACTTTTTTAATTGCTGCGGCAGCATCATTAGCCGCAGATTCAACTTGTGTTGAAACGTCTGCAACCAATCTCGCCAAAGGATTACTGTTGGGTCCCGAAGAAGCTGTTAATGCACCACCACCAAATGCTGCTGTTAGTTTTTCATTGATGCCCCTGTTGTTGGCAACCTGTTGAGCAGTGATACCTTCAGGATCGCCGCTGGCTTTGTTGATTCGTGCAGCTTCTTGTGCTGGAGTTTCAGGATAAGAGTTACGTGCCATTTTGAGCAAATTTCCTTGTCATATAGACTATTTATTCTTGACAA